GCTGTACCGCCGGGGCTGGGCAGATGCGCTCTTTGGGCTTCCCGACGACGAGGGCCCCAGCGAGGAGAGCCTGGCCGAGCGCATTTCGCAGCGCATCGCGCACCAAATGGTGGCGGCTGCCATGCTTCCGCAGCCGCCCGCTCCCCTTGGGGTCATGAGCTACGCCCCGCAGCTTCGGCTGGTGCATCAGGCTCCTGAAGCGGCACCTATCCAGGCCGTCACGCCGGTGGCGCTTCATGCCCCCGCTTCGTCGCCCCCGGCAAGCGCCGACTTGTGGCAGCAGATGCAGACGATTTGGGAGGAAAGGGTGAGCGGGGCGCCTGCTCAAGCCTTTCTGACACAGCTGGAGCAGACTTTGCTCGAGGTCGGCCTGCGGCCACCGCGTGAAGGCCATGCTGGCTTCGTGCGGGGCATGAACCACACTGCCCAGGGGCCCGCCCTTCTGCTCGCCTGGCAGCGCCGCTGTGCAGCACCGCCAGCGCCTGCAAGCGAAGCTGCACCGAAGCCGGGACGGGTGCGCTCGCAGAAGCCAAAGGCCGAATCCGTGCCGGAAGAAGAGGAGCCTGTACCCACTCCAGCGCCTGCCGCTCAAGCGGCGCCAGAACGGACCCCGGCGCCGGAAGCCACTCGCGGGCAATCGAGTGCCAAGCCCATGCCCGCTGACGAGTACATCCGCGCCATGTGGGAAAAGCTGAGCGACGCCGAGCGTAAGCTGGGCGGCAGCCTGGGTAACTTCGCTTGGCAAATCGGCATCCGCACTAGCGTACCGGGCCTGAATGAGGATTCGACTGAGGAGCAGACCATGCAGGCCCTGGCCGCCATGCCTGGTGAGCTGCGCCAAGCCCTGCGTGTCGAAGCCCAGGCTGCTCTCGCCCACATCAAGAACGGCAACGAGCTGATATGATGACAGGCGCCACGATCCAAGCCAAGCTAGGTGCAGCTGTTGAACTCCCGGTGGCGGCACTGCCATCGGGAGCGCTGCGCGAGATCCTGGCTGCCTACACGGTGACTTCGGATGGCGGTGAGCGGGTTACGTCGGTGTGTGCGGCGGCGACCGAGGGCGGCATCTTGCGCACGCCACGCGGTTCTACGGGCAAGCTCCGCCATGTGCTTCGGCGCTACGGGGTGGAGCTGGAGTTGAGCTCTGGCACCACCAAGGCGCCATCCGAGAAGATCACGGCAGATCCGCCGCAGTTGCGCGACTACCAGAAGCAGGCGGTGCAGGCCTTGGTGGAGTGCCGACAAGGGGCCGTGGTGATTCCCTGCGGAGGTGGCAAGACCCATGTGGGCGTGGCGGCAATCGCCACGCTCAAGCAAAGGTCGCTTGTGCTTTGCCACACACGCGACTTGCTGGGGCAGTGGATCGACCGCTTGAACGCCATCGGGATATGCCCCGGCGTGGTGGAGGGTGGCAAGGACAGCAGCGAGGACGTGACGGTGGCGCTGATCCAAACGCTTTGCGGCTGGAGCCCGCGCCTGCTTGACTCCTGGCTTGCCCGCTGGGGCCTGCTGATCCTGGACGAGGCCCACCATGTGGCGGCGCAGACCTTCAGCGACGTGGTGGGCCGCTGCCCGGCGCTGTACCGGATCGGGTTAACGGCCACGCCCGTGCGCCAGGACGGGCTAAGCGATTTGCTCTACATGCACTTTGGCCAGGCCATCCACACCACGACGGCGCAGGAGCTGCGCGAGCGTGGCTTGCGCGTGGACGTGCGCGTGGAGGAGCTGCGCACACCCTTCAGCGCCAGCCTGACCAAGGGCGATTCCGAGCAGGCCTGGCAGGACGCACAGGAGGCGCTGATGGGCTGCTCGCGCCGCGTTGATACCATCGCCCATTCCATCGCTCAGCGGGCGCAGGATGGGCACTCGGTGCTATGCCTTGGCCAGCGGGTGGACTACTGCACAGCCATCGCGCAGAGGGTGAACGCACTTGGCGTGCGTGCCGAGGCGCTGACGGGGCAGATCCCCACAGCCAGGCGCCGCCGCCTGCTGGACGAAGCCCGCGACGGAACGCTGCGCGTTACCGTGGCCACGAGCCTTGCCGACGAAGGCCTGGACGTGCCGCGTCTGTCGTGCCTGTACCTGGCCTGGCCAGCCTCTGCCAAGTCCGAGGGGCGCCTGGAGCAGCGCGTTGGGCGCATCGCACGCCCATGCGCGGGCAAGCCCTACGCCACCGTGGTCGATGTGCATGACCACCACGTGCCTATGCTCTCTGCCATGTGGCGGAAGCGGCAACCTGTACTGCGCGCAATCGCGGGAGTCGCATGACCAGCGCCCACGACGCAAACCTGACACTAGGCGACGTGATGGCCGTGCTTGCGGAAATGCTACCGCCGGGCATGGAAATCGTGATTCGCCCGATGTACAAGAGCGCTGAGGCCCGCAAGCGCCGACTCGGAGCGGAGCGCGCGCGGCGGTATCGTGAGCGGCAGCGTCAGCGCGCCGGCTTGGCACAGCCCACGCAAGACATGGAACCGAACACGAGGACCGAGCCATGCTGATCCGCTTAGCCGACATCGCCCTTGCGCTGCGTGGAATTGGCGTGGATCTGTGCCTGCGGGACGGATCTGCTATGGATGCGGATGCTGTGAGCGCGGTGATTCTGGAGCTGGAGCCGGGACATACAGAGCCCACCACTGACAAGCGGCCGCCGAGCGGTCGCGGTACACGCGGGGGACTGTCGGCGGCGGAGCGAACGGCGGCGTGGCGTGCCAGGAAATCCGTCACCGGAACCGTCACCGAATCCGTCACACCCGTCACCGAATCCGTCACACGTGACGGATTACCCGTCACCGAAAACCCGTCACAGCCGTCACATGTGACAGGAAAATCCGTCACATGTGACGGGTTTGGGGGGGGTAAGGGGGGGGCTGGCTTAGCTTTAAAGCATTTAAGCAAGCAAGCAAGCAACGCGCGTGCGCGTAGCGATGTGACGGGTTCCGTCACAGGATCCGTCACAGGATCCGTCACAGGATCCGTCACAGGATCCGTCACAGGATCCGTCACAGGATCCGTCACACCCGTCACCATGTCGGCGGAGCTTTCCGGCTTGGCGGCTAAGATCGCGCTGCCACCTGTGGGCCCTGCCCTGCACGGCTGGCAAAAACTCGCGTCGGAGGCTGGTCACGGCCTGGCCATTGCTGAGGGCAGGATCATCGCGGCCGATCCGCTGGCAATCCAGGCTCTGAAGGCCGCTGTAGAGCGTGCCGCGCAGGGCTTGAGGCAAGGCAAGGTGGCCATCCCCTGGATGTGGATGCTGCCGGTGTACCAGGAGATCTACACGACCGGCGTGTTGCGGAGAGCAGAGCAGCAAGCGCGTGAAGCGGCCTTGAACGCGCCACCACCGCATGTGCTGCGTGAACAGGCCGAGCGCGAAGCCGAGCAGGCCAGACGTGCCGCCATGACCCAGGAACAGCGCGACGCAGAAGACGCCAAGCAGCAGGCCGACCTGGATCGCATCTTGCGACGAAGCCCACGCGAGGTGCCACATGCCGCATGACCACGACCGCGGAGGAGGCGCAATAAGCGGAGGTATTCGGACGCGACTACGCGAGGGGAAGCCCACGCCACGCGCTCAGGCGGAAGCAGCCCAGCTTGTGCGCGTGCCACCGAACGACGAGTTGATGGAGCGGGCCGTACTGGGAGCCATTTTGCAGGAGCCCCAGCACGCCTACGACGACGTGGTGGAGTCCGGGCTGAAGGTTTCGGATTTCTACCGGGAGAAGCACCAGGAAGTGTTCCGCGTCATTGAGAAACTGCGGGGACGTGGGGAGCCTGTAGACGTGCTGACGGTCCATGCCGAACTCAACGCGGCGGGTGTGGCCGACAAGGTGGGCGGGGCGGCCTACCTGAACGAGCTGTGGGACAGCGTGCCCAATCCGCGACATGCGGCCAAGTACGCCGCTGTGCTGCGCAACAAGTCGCTGATACGCCAGATGATCGCCATTTCGCACGACGCGGCGGGCAAGGGCTATGAAGAGGCTGGCGACTTTCCCGAGTTGATCGGCGAGTTGCAATCCAAGCTGATTTCGCTCGCCACTGCCGATCTACGTCGCCCATTCCGTGGGGGGGCCGAGATGGTGAAGCTGGTGCTGGATGAGGTGGAGCGCCGCCAATCCCTCGGCAATGGCATTTCGGGGGTGCCATCTGGCTTTACCGATCTGGACTACAACTTCACCAAGGGATTCCAGCCGGGATCTCTGGTGATTGTGGGTGCGCGCCCGGCGATGGGCAAGACGGCCTTCGCCTTGAGCATGGCCACCAATGCCGCGATGGAGCACGGCAGGAGTGTGGCCGTGTTCAGCCTTGAGATGGACGCGACGGAGTTGGGTCTGCGCTTGCTGGCCGCCCGGGCCAGCCTGAATGTCCAGAGTCTGCGCAGCAATGGCTACAAGCCGAGTGTGGCGGACTGGGAGCGGATCATGGTGGCGACTCAGGCCATCAGCCGCAGCCGGCTCTTCTTGGACGACTCCGCGCCACTACGGCCAAGCGAGATCGGTGCCAAGTGCAGGCAGATCCACCACAGGCATGGCTTGGATCTGGTCATCGTGGACTATCTTCAGCTGATGGGCCACGACGGCAAGATTGACAGCCGGGAGCAACAGATTAGCAGCATCAGCCGGGCCTTGAAGCTATTGGCCCGCGACCTGGGCATTTGTGTGATCGCTCTGTCGCAGCTCAACCGCGAGCTGGAGAAGCGCGCCGACAAAAGGCCTACGTTGTCGGATCTGCGCGAGAGTGGCGCCATTGAGCAGGATGCCGACATCATCCTGTTCCTGCACCGCGAGGGATACTATCGCGATCTACGCGGTGCAGCAGGAGATGGACAGGTAGGAGCCTCACCCACCGATGCGACCGCCGCGGAGCTGATCGTGGCCAAGCAGCGCAGCGGCCCAACGGGGATCGTTCAGCTGACCTGGCAGGCATGGTGTACCCGTTTCGACAACCGCTTGCCCGACGCGCGTCCCTACTCCGCCCCCATGCAGACGAGGTTGACGTGAATGGCTTGGCTCTATGTGCCGGAATCGGCGGCCTTGAACTCGGGGTCGGGCTCGCACTCGGGGAAGACTACCGCACCGTGTGCTGGGTTGAGCGTGATCCCTACGCAGTCGCAGTCCTACAGTCACGAATGCGAGACGGGCGCTTGCACGACGCCCCAATCTGGGATGATGTGTCCACCTTCGATGGGAGTCCGTGGAGCGGCCAAGTTGACCTCATCACAGCGGGTTTCCCATGCCAGCCCTGGAGCAAAGCCGGGCGTCGAAAAGGCGTTGCCGACGAGCGATGGATCTGGCCCGACATTGCAACAATCATCGAAGCCGTATCACCACGACTCGTCTTCCTCGAGAACGTATCCGGCTTGGCAACTGGTGGCGGGGCCGAGATGGTTGAGGCAGACCTCGTTCGCCTCGGCTATGAGGTGTCCGCTGTCATGGTCGAGGCTTCAGCTGCTGGCTTGCCGCACCGCCGGCGCCGGCTTTTCATTTTGGGTCACGCCAATCGCCATGGACGAGTCGGGACGCGGATACACCTTCAATCGCGGGGACAGGAACTGCCCTGGGCTCACTCTACCCGGCCAAGCACGGACCTGGGGCGAGTGGTGGGATGGCGGGTGCCTGGGTTCTCCGACTCGCCCCAAGCGTGGTCGGCCTGGCTTGAGCGCTGGCCACAGGCTGAACCCTGCCTTCGTCGAAGTACTCATGGGCCTTCCTCTGGGGTGGACCGAAACCGCATCCGCGTACTCGGCAATGCTGTTGTCCCTGAATGTGCGGCACTTGCCTTCACATACCTACTCAGCGCTGCCCAATGACGAGGAGGAGGAGTGACCTTAGCTGAATACCAGGCTCACATGCGGCGTACCTACGGGGAGCGCGACGCCGCCCGAGAGGTGGCCATGAGCATGACCCCCGCCACCGCTCGCGTCCACTCCCGCCCGCGCCCCGTGCGCCAGCCCGTGCTGCGCCGCGTGCGTCCGCCGGCGCCGCCGCCGTGCTTCGGGAAGGCGCGCTGCAAGGATCTGCGCCCCGAGCCCGAGGGCTACGATGGCCCCGCGTGCTGCAAAATGACCGTGTGCAGGCGCCCCGCCACCAACTTCACCACCATTTGGGGGAGCCGATGAACGCCATGATTGTCCTCTACAACATCCCGCCGCGAGGCACCGTGCCGGAAGTCAAAGCGCCGCCGGGTCTAAAGCCGCGAAAGGGTGACACATGAAATGTTGTGGAGGCTGCCTGTTCTACATCAACGGCACGTGCGACATGGGCATGAAGCACAGACCGCTGGCGTCCGATAGCTGCCATCGCTGGGCAGACAGGACACCGTGGACAGAGGTGGAGCTACAGCCTCCCGCCACGGGGTGGGGTGATACCTACACACCAATCGCTGCGCCTCACAACGCCGACGCCGACATCGCGCGCGGAAACGCCATCATCGACGAAGCCGCCTCGGCCACGGGCGTGGCACGCGACGCTATCGTCAGGCGCCGTGCAGGACGCCCGCCATCAGGTGCCGCTGACGCGTTCCATGCACGCACGCTGGCAGCCGTGTGGCTACGCCAGTCGGGCATACGCCTTGATGTAATCGCCTTCGTCCTGCAGGTGAGCAACCTGCGTTTCGTGTTCAACCGCTCCCGTGTGGCCCGCGCACGCGAGCGCTTCGGCGTGGATGTGTGGGAAGCGCCCCGGCGCCAGCGTGGCAGGCCCCCCAAGTCACTCTCATCCTCTGCAACTCCTCCTCCACTTGACGCCGATGGCCGCTCGCAAACCGCTCGCAGCTAGCTCTGCCCCGCAGCCCCTCATCGAAATGCGGCTGGTGGCAGATCTCAAGGCAGCGCCATACAACCCGCGCCAAATCTCCAAGGAGGCCATGGCTGGTCTGAAAGCCAGCATCAGTCGCTTCGGGCTCGTGGACCTCATCGTGTGGAACCGCCGCACGGGACACGTCGTCGGAGGCCACCAGCGCCTGACAGTGCTGCGCGAGCAGGGCGTGATCGAGACGCCCGTGGTGGTGGTGGACTTGGCCGAGCAGGAGGAGAAAGCGCTCAACGTCACCCTGAACAACAAGGCAATTCAGGGGGAATTCAACGAGGAGCTCCAGGCGATCCTCGACGAGCTGCGCACCGACGAGCAGCTGTTCGCCGACCTTCACCTAGCGGAGCTTGACGCGGTGGTGGAGAGCCTGCGCGACCAGCCTCCGATGGACGACGACGACGTGCCGGAGCCCCCCGCAGTCCCGATCACGAAGCGCGGCGACCTGTGGGTGCTGGGTAACCATCGCTTACTGTGCGGCGACAGCACCAATGCGGAAGACGTGCGCCGGCTCATGCAGGGGGAGCGCGCCGAGCTCTTCGCCACCGATCCGCCCTACTTGGTCGGTTATGACGGGAGCAACCACTTCAACAGCGCTGCGCACACCAAATTTGTCCACGACGACACCTACGGCAAGACCTGGGATGACGCCGATCCCAACAGCACGTTGTACCGCGACTTCGTGCGGGTGGCAGTGGCCGAGGCCATCACCGACCGGGCCGCTTGGTACTGCTGGCACGCCAGCGTCCGGGCTTCGCTGCTGGAGGCGGCTTGGGTGGCGGCTGGGGCCTTCGTCCACCAGCAGATCATCTGGGCCAAGAGCCAGCCGGTGCTAGGGCGTAGCTGGTACCTGTACGCGCACGAGCCCTGCCTGATGGGCTGGATTCGTGGCAAGAAGCCGGTGCGAGTGGCAGACGAGCACCCCAGCACGGTCTGGGCGCTGCCGTCCAAGCCGCGCACCGAGGAGATCGGCCACCCCACGCCGAAGCCGCTGGAGGCCTTTGGCATTCCCATGCGCCAACACACGAAGCCGGGCGCGCTCTGCTACGAGCCCTTTGGCGGCTCTGGTTCCCAAATCATCGCAGCGGAGAAGCTCAATCGGCGCTGCTACGCCCTGGAGATAAGCCCAGTCTACTGCGATGTGATCGTGGCGCGTTGGGAAGGTGTCACGGGGCAGAAGGCGGAGCGCATTTCCGCTGACGGAGACTGACCATGAAGGGAGGGCGACCCACAAAGCTGACAAGGGAGATCGTGGACAAGATTGTCCGCCTGGTGGGTGTAGGAAACTACATGGAGACGGCTGCGGCGACATGCGGCATCAGCAAGGACACGCTCTACCGCTGGCTTAAGCAGGGTGCCAGGCAGGGCAAGGGCCTCGCGCGCGATCTGGCTGATGGTGTCTACGAGGCAACCGCCCGCTGCGAGGCGCACGACGTGGCCTTCATGCACAAGGCCGCCGAAACCGACTGGCGTGCCGCTGCGTGGCGCATGGAACGCCGCAACCCCGAGCGTTGGGGACGCGTGCGCATCGAGCACACCGGCGCGGATGGCGGGCCCATTCAGGTCCAGGCGGACTGGCGGGCGGAGCTCGGCGGAGTGGTGTACAGCGAGGAGGCGCGCAGTGCCTTGGCTACCCTGGTTAGCCTGCAAAGCAGGGCACCAGCCCTCGTGCCGGACCAGCCAGACGTGGCGCTCGCTCCAGCAGCTCGCAAAGCGCCTCGCAAGCCAAAGCGCAAGAGAAAGCAGCATGGCAAAGTCGCTGGCTAAACCGCGCGGGCAGGACAAGATCATGCAGGCCATTCACCCGCAGGCATGGCGCGCCAGCTTGCCGGCATTCGCCAACCGCGTATCAGGTGGCCACTGGGAGCCCTACAACTATCTCGTTTGGCTCGCGGCCGAGATTGAGCGTGCGGTGGTGAATGGTGGCGGTCGGCTGATCCTCAACATGCCACCACGGCACGGGAAGAGCGAGATGATCTCCCGGTGGTTGCCGGCATGGTTTCTGGAGTGGTGGCCCTACAAGCGCGTGATTCTGGCATGCTACGGGGACGATCTGGCCAACAACCACAGTCGCTTCGTTCGCGACCAGTTCATGGACAACCCCTTGTTCACGGCAAAGGTGCGGACTGACAAGAATGCGGCCGGGGAGTGGCTACTGGATACCTGTGACAAGCAGGGCAGGCCGCTGCGAGGCGGTGGCGGGATGCTGGCCGCCAGTACCGGCACGGGCATCACCGGGCGTGGCGGGGACCTCATTATTGTGGACGACCCCTACAAGGACTGGTCCGATGCGCACAGCGCCGCGTCTAACCGGAACCTGATCGACTGGTGGCGCAGCACCTTGGTAACCCGCGCGGAGCCGGGCGCCACCATCGTGGTGGTGCATACCCGGTGGCGGCAGGATGACCTGACGGGATGGCTCTTGTCTGAGCCAGGTGGGGAGCGGTGGCGGCACTTGCGGCTGCCGGCGTTGGCGGAAGCCAATGACCCACTCGGGAGGCGCGAAGGACAAGCCCTGTGCCCCACGCGCTATGACGAGGCGCACCTGGCCTTTCAACGCGACCTGGAAGTGGGGCCCTACATGTTCGCCGGCATGTACCAGCAGAGCCCGGCGCCCGCAAAAGGTCAAATCTGGTTGCGCGACGAGATCCGCCACTACACGCCTGCTACGCTGCCCAGCACCTTCGACAGCCAGGTGCAAAGCTGGGACCTGACATTCGGTGCCACTGGCGAGGGCAACAGCTATGTCGTCGGGCAGGTGTGGGGCCTCAAAGGCAACGACAAGTACCTGCTCGACCAAATGCGCTTCAAAGGCAGCTTCCCCCAGCAGCTGGACGCGGTGCAGACTTTGGCCGCCAAATGGCCAGACGCGCGTCCGATTCTGATTGAGGAGAAAGCCAGCGGTAAGCCACTGATCGATACATTGCAGAAGCACATCGGCGGCCTGCGCCCTGTACGCCCCGATGGAAGCAAGCTCGACAGGGCACATGCGGTCAGCGTGGATTTTCGTGCTGGCCTGGTTCATGTGCCAGCCATCGACAGCGTGCCGTGGGTTGCGGCCCTGCTCAACGAGTGGGTGACCTTTCCGAACGCCTCAAACGACGACCAGGTGGACGCGGCGACGCAGGCGTTACAGCACTTTGCTCTCCACAGGCCGCAGCCATTCATCGTGCAGTGGTTCTGAAAATCGGTCGGTTTTGACCCGGGCTTCTCCGCCGGCCAGAGTCCGGTTTGACGGCGCACGCCGCGACGTCAGGAGGCACATGGGCCTTTGGGATTGGGTACGCAATAAAGCCGCCTCGTACCTGCAACTGGAGCAGAAGCGGGCCATCGTCACAGACTTTGGCTCATCGCCCGGTCTCATGTCGGGGCTGCCTTACCGCTCGGCGTGGACGGCCTTTAAGGCCATCCGTCAGGGCCTGCAGAGCAGCAGCACGGTCTATGCCTGCTGTCGCAAGATCACCATCGCTGCAGGCAGTGTGCCATGGCTCGTGGAGGTGCAGGACCGCAAGGGCCAGTGGGAGGTGGACACCAAGCACCCACTCAACATGCTGTGGGGAAGCCCAAACCCCTTCATGTCTACCTCCGATCTGGTCAAGCGCATGACCATGCACATGCTGCTGGCAGGCAACTGTCTGGTCATCAAGCACCGCTCCGACGAGGGCATTCCGTTGGAGCTTTGGCCGGCGAACCCGGACACGCTCTTCGTGGTGCCGGACGCCATCGAGTACATTTTGGAGTACCGCGTTTCCCCGTCGGTGCAAGCATTCGGACATCTTCCGTCGGGCTACTCTCCTCGCGACATTCTGCACGTGCAGCTTGATCCCGATCCGGCCAACCCCTACTGGGGGCTATCGCCAATCGAGACAGGCGCAAACGCCATCGATACCGAGTCGCGGGCCGTCAAGTGGAACCGCAACGCGATGGAGCACCGCACGTTGCCTGACGGCATCCTGAGCTTCAAGCGCGACCTGAGCATCGACGCCTACAAGCTGATCCGCGAGGAGGTCGATAAGCGCGGCGGTTCTGAACACGCACGGCGCTTTCTGATTATCGGGAGCGAAGCCAGCTTTGCACCGGGCCCCCAAACGTCGGCGGTGGACCTGGACTTCATCGAAGGTCGCCGCCTGACCCGCGACGAAATCTGCGGTATTTTCGGCGTTCCCAGCGTGTTGATTGCCACGAGCGAGGGCACAGCGTTTGCAAACCAGAAGGAGGCCCGCAAGCTGTTCTGGCAGGAGACCGTCATTCCGCTGCTCATCCAGATGCAGGAAGCCATCAACCGGAGCATCGCGGCGGAGTGGGGCGAGGATGTGCGCATTCGCTTCGATGCAAGCAAGGTGCCAGCCATGCGCGACGTGCTGGCAGACTCAGTGCCTTTGATCGACGCGCTGGCGCGCCAGGGTGTGCCGTTCAAGACCATCAATGCCGTGTTGCAGCTGAACATCCCCAGCTTTCCGGGCGACGAAACGGGCTACCTGGCCGCCGGACTCGTCCCGACCGCCGCCATGGGCTACGATCCCCAGGGTGGCGCTCCCCCCGCCACTGGCACCCCGGAACAGTCCGCGTCTATCAGCGGTGCTGCCGATAAGCTCCTGACGGCGCTGGGCACCGACTGATGCGGCTGGCGACGCCGCTGCCGGCGCAGTACTTGCTGCGCGCACAAGCGCCCAAGTCACCGCTTCCCACACCAGTGTCCGGCAAGTGGGCCTCGGCACAGGTGCCGGCAGCCCTTGACGCGCTGGTGAACTCGGACGTGCCGGATACCACGCGTATACTGGTGCGCACGTGGAACGCAGCCAAGGACGACCCCTCCTTTGGCGAAATCCAGCGCGCCATCGAGGCGGGAACGCTGACACGTGGTGACGTGGAGGAGTGGCAGGCCAAGTACAACGCACGCCTCGAGGGCGAACTGCTGGCCAAGCAGCAGAACGCCGCTCGAATCGGTGCAGCCGCCACAGCAACGGCGGTAGCGGCTGGCACCGGGCAGCACATCTACTACGGCCACGTCTCAAAGGTGCTGGACGCCTATGTCCAGCAACACACCGCCGCGCTCGTGGTGGACATCGGGGAGCAACAGCGCAACGCACTCAAGTTCCTGGTGCAGCGCTACGTCGTCGAATCGCCGATCAATCCGCGTGAGCTCGGAAAGATCGTGCGGGCCAGCATCGGCCTGACGGACGTGCAAACAAGCAACCTGGCGCGCTTCCGCGACACGCTGTCCCGAGCCGGAAGCGACCCGGCCAGCATCGACAGACAGGTGTCCCTGTACGGCGACCGGATGCTGCGTATGCGGGCCGAGCGCATTGCGCGCACCGAGACCGCCTTCGCTTTCAACGAAGCCGGCTTCACCATCGTGCGGGAGGCGCGGGACGCAGGCGCCTTCACGGGTGAACTGCGCAAACGCTGGTCCACAGCGGGCGACGAGATGGTCTGCAAGATGTGCTCGGCGATGGACGGAAAATCGGTCGGTTTTGACGAGAATTTTGATTTGCCGTTCGGTGGCCTCGTCGTTCGGGTTCCACCCGGACACCCCTGGTGCCGATGCACCGTCATCTACTTCGAAGCATGAGCCCCGCCAGCCTGCACACCCAGACCCGCAAGGAGCAAACGGCGCTGCCCGTCAAGGCTGCGTCGGCTGGCGGCCAGCGCTTCATCGAGGGCTACGCTTCGGTCTTTGGCAACGTGGACACCTACGGCGACAGCGTACAGCCGGGCGCCTTTGACCACGCCGCCAACAGGGGACGCGACATCCCCCTGCTGTGGCAGCACGACGACCGCGAGGTCATCGGGCTCGTGAAGGAGTGGCGCGAAGACGATAAGGGGCTCTGGTTCAAGGCCGAGGTCTACCCCGAGATTCAGCGGGGCAAGGAAATCCTGGTGCTTGCCGAGCGCGGTGCGCTTCGTGGCGTGTCGTTCGGGTTCAAGACGCTCGAGTTCGATTACGATCCCGAGCGCAAGGCCGAAGACGGGCGCCCGGTGTGCAACCTGACCAAGCTGCACTTGGCGGAGATCAGCCCCGTCACATTTCCCGCAAACCAGTTGGCCGCGATCAACGCGGTGAAGTCCATGAAGATCGTCCGCTTGAAGTCCGGTGAACTGGCCCGCGTGGTGTCTGCCAAGGCCGAGGCCGGTGAGGTTGCCGTTGGCGACTTCATCACATGGGGCGACGACGACGCGCCCACCGTGGGGGTGGTCGATGTGATCTTGACTGCCCCCAGCGAGACTGCGCCGCTCCCTGAGGGTGTTGTCCCGACGGAGGCGGCGCCGGTCGTGCTGGCCACGCAGATGGCGGCCACCGACGAGGGGCTCTGGATGCGCACCGAGGATCAGGTCGCGCTGGCGATGTCCGAGGTGACGCGCATTGACCCGCTGCCGATGGACGACGCGACGGGAGAAAACGCCGCCGACACGGATGCGGACACCGACAAGGACGAGCTCGAAGCGGAAGCCAGCGCAGGCGAGTCCCTCACGCTGACCGCCGAGCAGTCCACCAAGCTGCGCGAAGCCCTGGCCGGCATTCAGACTTTCTGCACCGAGATCCTGCCGATCTTGGGCGCGACCGCACCCGCCACCCCGCCGCCCGAAGCCGAGGCGAGCGCCCCTTCCAGTGTCCCCAAGTCCGCGCTGCACGCCGTCCGTCGCGCGACCGCTCGCCTCGCCTCCCTCTCCCGCTAACAGGCACCCCCATGACCATCGCCGCCGGCGCCGCCACCCCTGACGCCTTCACCCAGGCATTTGCCAAGTTCGAGGACGCCGTCGTCAAGACGGTGGACAAGCAGAACGCGGAGCTCAAGAAGCACGGTGCCGTCTCGGCGGCCACCAAGAAAGAGCTCGATGGCATCAACGCTCGCTACCAGGATCTTGCCGGCCAGTACGGCGAGCTCAAGGGCCGTTTCGATCAGCTTTCGTTGAAGCTGGGGCGCCCGGCGGTGGCCATGTCGCCGGGGCTGTCGAAGATGCTGGGGCAGGACGCCCAGTTGCAGGCCCAGGCCAACGCCCGCAAGAACGCCTCGCAGTTCCTCTTCGACCAGATCAAGTCCTGGTACGACGACGAGAATGTCCGCAAGGTGCTTCTGGAGACTCCGCACCACGGGCTTCAGGGCCGCACGTTCGAGGCCAAGGCGGCCCAAAGTGGGAATTCCAACCGCTACAGCAGCTTGGCCCGCAAGGCCGCGCTGGGCGACTTCACCAGCGGTGGCCTGGACGCGCTTCGCTTGATCGCGATGGGCGAGCGTGTGCAGGAGCTCATGTACAAGCCCGCCGAAGGCGCGCAGGTGCTCGACCTGTTCCCGACTTCGCGCACGAGCTCGGACACGGTGTACTTCACCCGCGAGAAGAACTTCGCGGCCATGCACGCGGCCATCACCGCCACCGCCAGTTCTGGGCAGGACCAGGTGGCGGTGGCCAACGTCACCGGCTTCTACGTCGGCCAGCCCGTCACCCTGCAGCGCGACCTGTCCAACGGCACCTCGGTTGTTGAAACTGGCACCGTGGCCAGCATCAACGAGGACACGAAGACCCTGACCCTGGAGTCGGAGCTCGCCAACAGCTTCCCCGCCGGCACCACGGCCATTCCCTGCTACGTGTGGTCGGTGAAGTACGGCACGGCGCCGTACACCAGCATCAAGCCGCGCTCCAAGTTCGACGTGGAAGCCAGCAGCACGCCCGTGGTGACGCTGGCCTCGCTGCTGGAACTGCCCCGTCAGATCTTCATGGACTACGAGCAGGTGCAGGCCACCGTGCAGCTCCGCATGGTGCAGGCCATGCTGCGCAGCCTGACCCGCCAGGTGCTGTTTGGCAGTGGCGCGGCGAACAACATGCTGGGCTTGTTCACCAACCCCGACACCGGCAGCTACACCCAGCTGAGCGGCCAGACCATCATCGACGCCATGCGCAAGGCCCGCACCGTGGCGCGGCTTTCGCAGTACGAGGTGGACGCCGCGATCCTGTCCCCGACCGACTGGGAGACGGTGGAACTCACCAAGGACGAGTTCGGACGCTACCTCTTCGGCTCCATCTCGGACGGCGCGCAGCAGCGTCTGTGGCGCATGCGCGTGGTGGAATCCACTGACATGCCCGCTGGCCAGGCGCTGGTCGGCGCCTTCGGCCTGGGCGCCATGCTCTGGGACCGCGAGGCTCCCGGCGTGCAGGTCTTCGAGCAGAACAAGGACAACGTGGAGACCAACATGATCACCATGCGCGCGGAGCAGCGGGCGGCCTTCACCACCTACCGCCCCGAAGCCTTCGTCAAGGTCACCCTCCTCGAGGACGGCGAGTCCGCGTAATCCCATGAGCCTCCTCCCCGTGCGCTTGAGCCGCCCCGTTTCCATCGGCAACCGCCAGTACCGCGTGGGCGATTGCGTCCACGTGGACACCTACGTGGCTGATGGGATGGTGCGGCGCGGCGAGGGGGCCATCCTTTCCAGTGGCCGGCCAGCGACACCGGCCAAGCAGACCAAGGCGGCCACCGCCGAGGCTCTGCAAAGGTCCGCTCCTGTGGCTGCCGTGGTTGTCTCGCGTCAAAGCGAGCCGGCATCGGCACCACAGGTGGCGGAACAGGCGCCCAACGCGCCGAAGGTGGCCAAGGCGCCACGCGCCAGCAAGTCGAGGTGACGGCGCATGATGGCCAACCAGATTACGGCCCCGCCGGCGCCGTGCTTCGTCATCGACGACTTGTCGTGCGGTGGCGCGCAGACCGCCACGCTGCGCTGGACGACCTGGCTACCCGAGTGGGTACGCGAAAGGACTAGCATCGTCGTCAGTCAGTGGCCACGCGACCGTTGGACCCTGGCGGACATTGCCGCGCAAGATCGGCTGGTGGCGCCCATCGTGCGTGAGCCGCCCGCTCAGGCCACGCGCTTCGTGCTATCATTTGCCCATCCGGTGGAAGGGCAGCCGGGCAGCCGGCACGCGGTGGTGCTGCACGGCTGCGACGCGAAGCAGAGCGAGCGTATGACGCAGGGTATCCGGGGCGCCGACCTGTGGCCGGTTTCGCACGCTGTGGCCCGCACGCACCGTGACTGGGCAGCCGAGAACGGCCACCGCATACGGGGCATTCTGCGCCCGCCGCCCACCACGCGCAACGCGGTGCTCGCGGAGCCCGAGGGCGTGGAGCCGCAGCGCAATGGCCGCATTCGCGTTCTGTTCCGCAGCCGCATGTGCAGCGAGAAGGGCGCGCACATCTTGGCCACCATCCTGGCGCTGGAGCCGCGCATTGAGCTGCACGTGCAGGCCGGGCTGGACCCCGACCACGCCGACACCGTGCGGGCATGGCAGGAAGGCGCCGTGCAGAAACTGCGCGACGAAGGCAAGGCCCTTGGCGTCTCCGAGCGCCTGCACATCGGCGCCTTTACCTACGAGCTCAACCCGCACAGCATGATCGCGGCCAAGCCCGACGTGCTGCTGCTGCCCTCCAAGGCCGAAGGGCACGGGCTGGTGGTTGCCGAAGCCATCCGCGCCGGCATTGCCGTCGCCTGTACCGACGCCGGGGGCTTGGCCGAGTTCGCGCACGACGGCGAGGACGCAGCCCTGTTTGCGTGGAGCGATGACGCGCAGGATCTTGCACAGCGTGCCGTGCGCGCCATTCTTCGCGCCGCCACCTTGCAGCGCGGGGCCCGCTGGATTGAGCCCGAGGACTGGGCTGGCGACGGGCACCGCGAGCATTGCTTGCCGGCGCTTCTGGAGGCCTGTGGTGCCAGCATCTCCCCCGGTGGTGCCGACGCCCGCGTTACGGTGGGCGTGCGCTTTCACGTCGGCGGCCGCCTGGACTGGCTGGACCAGTGCATGGGCTCCCTCGCCGGCCAGACCTACCGCGACTTCCGCACCCTGCTGTGCATCGACGGCTTTGCCGAGGACGCCGCTCGCGTGGCCGCCCGTTACGGCGTGCCCTTCGTCTGCACCGACGTGGCGCCCTGCATCGCCAACATGAGCCGCGCCTTCCGCTACGGCCTGGAGGCGTGCCGATCCGTCTGGTTCAAGCCACTGGACTTCGACGACCGCCTCTATCCGGGTTACCTGGAGCGGGCGGTGGACGTGGCAGAGGCGGACGGGCTGGACCTCTACGCCTCCCGCATGTGCATCGCCGACGAGGACGGCACCGTGCGCGGTGAAGCGGAGTGGCCCGAAGCCATCCCCATCGAAGCGCTGGCCAGCGACGACGTACACCAGAACCCAATCCCGCACTTGTCGGTGCTTCTGCGCGCCGAGGCCGCGCGGAAGGCTGGCAACTACCTCATGTCGGCGCCCGCTCCCGGCGACGACGACCGTAGCCTGTGGCAGCGCATGTACAGCAATGGCTGCACCATCTGGCGCGACAGTGCGGCCCTGGTGGCCTACCGGCTCTCGCCCGAGCAAAGCTCGCAAGCGCAGTACCGCGCCGTCACCGGCAACGCCACGCGACCCACGGAGCAACGAATCAGCAGCGCCCTGCGGCGCAACAAGCCCCCCGCTCGCTCGGCGTCCGTGGAGCCCGCCAAGATTCTTCCGCGCATGGCCATCGCGGACGTGCAGAGCTTGGTGCAGGCACCCCCGGACGGGGCGGACGAGCTTCCGCGCTTGTTGCTCTACACCGAGCGTTTTCTGCCCTACCTGGCTGGCTCGGAGCTCTACGCGCTCACGCTGTGCCGCGAGTTGCAGGCCAAGGGCTGGCGCTGCGCGGTGGCGACTCAGTCGCGGCACCCCAACGGCGCTGTGGTGGCCAACTGGAGCGGCGTGCGCACCTACCACGGGATCAATCCGAGCACGCGCGATGGCCTGCACCGCGTTCTGCGCGAGTGGCGCCCGGCGGTACTTCTGACCCAATCGGAGCTCGCCGAGGCTGCTCTGCTTCAGGCGCGGGACGCTGGCATTCCCGGCGTGGTCATCGCGCACTCCCCAGCCGCAGTGGAATGGCTGAAGCGCTACCGGGCCAAGCCGAGGCTTGTGGTCGTCAACTCCAAGGTGTTGTACGCCGCTGCGCAGAGCCTGCGATGCCCGGTGATGGCCGTGCAGCCCCCGGTGGACATCGAGCGGGCGACAAGCTCGACCGGATGCCCGAGCCCCGAAAACCGCCCGAATCTGGCTTTGGTGGGCCTGTCGGCCAACAAAGGAGGCGACATCCTGCCTGGCATTGCCCGCGAGCTTCCAGGTGCCTTTCTGTGCGCCGTGGAGGGTAGTTACGGGAAGCAGCTGGTCCCACGTGGCATTGCCAACGTGCGCGTGCGACCCAACGGTCCCATTGCCGAGGTGCTGGCCGACACGAAGCTGTTGCTGATGCCTTCGGTGTCTGAGACCTTCGGCATGATCGGTGTTGAAGCGCAGTCGCAGGGTATTCCCGTGGTGGCCACTGACCTGCCCGCGCTTCGTGACAGCCTGGGCGGTGGCGCCGTCTTCGCCGCCAGTCGCACAGCGTCTGCCTTCGCGCAAGCCGTTGGCGAGGCGCTGCGCCGCTACCACGAGCTTAGCGCACTGGCCCTTGAGAACGCCCAGAGCCAGGCGCAGGTCCACGCAGCACAGGTGGAGCAGTTAAGCGCCGCGCTGCGCGAAATCGGGGGGATACATGGGCGCGATTGAGTCCCGCAGCATCCTGACAGCCGACAAGCTGCGCGACTCCATGCGCATCAAGGGTTACGACCCTGACGACAACGACAGCCTCATCGAGGCCGTTGTGCTGGCTGCCAAGCAGTGGGCAGACCAGTACTGCAACAACGACTTCTTGGCATCCGACGGCACGACGGAACTTGCCATTCCGGCCCCCGTCGAAATGGCGGTGTTTCGCATTGCTGGCGAGTACTTCGAGCGGCGTCAGGCAGGCGTGTCGTCGGTGCGCGTGGGCAGCATCGAGCAAGCAGTGTCGATCGAGCAGGTTGACGACGATGTGAAGCGATCCTTGTCGCTCTACCGCCGCATTCCGGGTTTTTGATGCCACCTCCCATCACCGTCACCACAACCTCAACCGGACCGGGCCTCGCTCCTGCGATGGTTGCGGCCATGCAGGCCGACGGCTCCCATGTCATGGTTGGCGTGTTTGAGGGGTCAACACGCGCCCTGTACGGTGGCGCGCGTCCAACTGGATCAGGTCACCAGGCGCCCCTGATTGCGGAGTACGCCACCATTCACGAGTTCGGCACCGCTGGCGTGCCCGCCAAGGCATTCATGCGCACAGGCGTGGCCAACGCTGCTGCCAGCATCAACGCCAAGATGGCCAAGGCCTGGGACGACATGCTGGCAGGACGCGCCCCTGAGGTGGCGCTTGCGCCGGTGGCCATTCTCGGACAGGCCGCGATCAAGGACAGCATCCGGGCCTTTGGCTTGATCGACACTGGCGCCATGCGCAATTCGATTCTTTGGGAGATCCGCCAGCGTACGCGCGTGCTCAAGAAGGGACCGGGGAGGCGCCATTGATTCCCATCGGTCATCAGTCAAAGTTGATCGCCGTGCGCGACACCGGCTCGTGGGTGGACGGCTCGTGGGTGCCGCGTGTGGAGCGCCTGGAGTTCACTGGCAGCTTACAGGGCGCGCGCTACTGGGATCTCAAGATCCTGCCCGAGGGTTACGACCGCTCGGGCGTGGCGTTTCGGCTGTTCACAGCGTTTCGTCTGCTCCCCGCTCAGCCGGGCGACCGCGAGGCACGGTTGCCGGCAGTGCAGACTGGAAACAGTAAGACGGTTGGCGGCGCGCGCACCTCCGACATGCCGCCCCTGACCGCGCGGCAAGACATGGTAGAAATCCCCGACGAGCCCTGGGTGCAAATGCGCTTTGACGTGTTCGAGGTCAACCCGACGGGCGCCCTCTACGTCACCGGCGCCGCGCGTCTGACACACCACGAGTACATCCTGGTGGAGCGGAGGATCATCGACCGATGAGTCGCACGCACTACGAACTCGCACTGCAAAAATGGGTCTCGGCAGTCGTGGCCGACCTCTACAGCCTCCCGCAGGTGGTGCAGCTGCGCCTGACAGTGGTGGACCTCGACCGCTACTACGTCCTGCTGTTCAACGACGCCCCGAGCTACACCAATGTGCTGGTGTCTACGGTGGCGGTGCCGGGCGATACGGTTACGACGATCCGCAACCGGCTGCTTGCCCTGGTCAATGCCGACGCGCGTCTGCCCGTTGCCAGCGCCCCGCTCGGCGACGAATCGGGCCTACTGCTCACGGGGCGCGGTTCCAATAGGTGGACGGTGCAGGCCGGGTTGAGTACTTCGGCGAGCGATGCTTTCGACGTGGAGGTGGATGCCTTCGACGCCCAGTTGGTGGCCGAGGCACAGACATGCACCGTCATCTTCGCCAACGACAAGGGGCCGCGCCCAGCCGAACCTTTCATCTCGCTGCAGTGCGTGATCCATACGCCAACCGGCGTCGGGGAGGAGAAGGTCTTGACGCTCGTCGGGAGCGACGACAACGGCACATGGCAGAACGATCAGCGCTATGACGGCGTGTGCGATGTGGCCTGCTACGGCCCCGACAACCAGCGGATGCTGCACAGCCTGCACGCCGCGAAGTGGGCGCCACTGGACCCCGATGTGCTGGAGCTCGCCGGCGTGGATGTGATCGACATCGCCACACTGGCCAGTGGAGCCGATCAGGATGACACCCTGTGGCACAGCCGCAGTTTGGCCGAGCTTCGCTTTCGCTACACCTACCGCGTCAGCGCGACGCTGCCGGTGGTGCGCACTGTTGATCCGACTCCCTCTCTCTCACCTGGAGCCTAGCCAATGGGCGCACTCGACAACATCGCCGTCAACGTTCAGGTCTCGCTGGACGCTGCGCCACTTGGCGTCACGAGCTTCGGCACGCCCATGCTGCTGTCGCGGCTGGCCGAGGACAGCTACGCGATGGGCTCCGTGGATGCCAACAGCTTCCAGATCGCGGACACGGCTGCCGGGCGCTTCAAGGCCGGCGACTATCTGCGTGTCGTCGGCAGCGTGGCCAACGACGGCATCTACCAAATCACCACGGTGAGTGGCGGGGGCGGCTCTCCGGTGGACTTCGTGACCTCGCCCGCGCCGGTGGACCCGGACGACGAGACCGGCACCATCTACTTCATCAAGGCCCGGCCCATCTCGACCTGGGTGCCCAGCACCAAGGTCATCACTGTCACCGGCGCCACCGCCGCCGACTTCCCCGCCGGGATGCTGTTCTACGGCGAGGGAACTGCGTTGAACGACACCTACACGGTGGTGTCCAGTGCCACCAGCGGTGGCAACGCGCTTGTCACCGTGGCAGAAACGCTGCCTTCCCACAGCGGCAGCGGGCAGCGCGCGATGCTCTGTTACCTGGACGGCGACCCGGAGCTGCGCACCAAGGTCTACACATCCAACACCGCCGTGGTGGCCGACGAGCCCACGCTGGGTGACACCCTGGCGGACAAGCTGGCCGTTGGCTTCTCGCAGACCCGTCGCCCAGCCTCGGTGCTGCTGGGCGTGTGGCGCACCGGGGAAACTGCCGAGGAAGCGCTTGACGCCTGCGCCACGGCGCGCGCTGGCAGCACGGTGGACTTCTACGGCTTCTGCCTCAACAGCCGCTTGGGCTCGGATCTCGTCACTGCGACCAACGACGACACCGCCAGCGCCTGGGCCGAAGCGCAGACCAAGCCGCGCATGTTCATCGCGCAGGACTCGGACGTGCAGATGATCGCGTCCACGCCCAGCAGCGGCATTGCCTACCACGCCAAGGCGCTGTCGCTGAAGCGCACGCTGTGCATGTACCATCCCACTGACAGCGAGGTGATGGACTGGGCCCTGTCCTGCTACTTCTTCGCGGATTCGCCCGACCGCACCAGTAGCATCATGGCCTACCGGACCCTCTCGGGTGTGACGGTGCAGAGCTATAGCGGGGCCGAGATCAACAACGCCAAGAACAACCGCGTGACGCTCTACACTGACTTTCGCGGAGCCGGCGCAGTGTGGCAGCCTCGCATGGCGGACAACAACCCGCCCGATCTGCGCTTGCTGGCCGACTGGCTGGAGGCCCGCGTGAGCGAGGCGGTGGCGCAGGTGCTGGTCAACGCGAGCAACCGGGGCTCCAAGATCCCCTACACCGATGCGGGCTTCACCAGCTTCACGGCTGTGACCATGCGGGTGCTGGGCATCGGCGAGCAGCTGCAGCACCTGGAGGCCGGCTCCTCGGCGGTCATCATGCCCAAGCGCGCCGACATCAGCAGCGGTGACGTGGCGGCTCGTCACTTGGCCTACACCTTCGGCGCACGCCCGGCAGGTGCGGTTGAAACGGTTGCCATTACGGGCACCGTGTCCGTTGACTTCACTCCCCCAACCACCTGATGAGGTCCTGACATGGCCGGTCCCGGTAACCTGATTCCCATCGCGGGCACCTACAGCCCCAAAAACATCGTCATCACGGTGGATGGCATCCCCATCAGCGGCTTTGCCGACGGGGATGCCATTGGCCTGGAGTACGGGGCGCCCCGCTTCACGAAGAAGGTTGGCATGGACGGCGAGGTCGTGCGCTCGCAGTCGCCCGACTTCTCCGGCACGCTCAAGATCCGGCTCATGCAGACGAGCCTGTCCAACGACCTGCTGGACACCTACGCGAAGCTGGACCAGCTGACGGGGCTTGGTGGCTTCACCCTGATGATGGCCGACCTGCGCAGTGGCGCGAACTACACCGCCGTGCAGGCATGGATCTCGGCCATGCCGCCGGTCAACTACGGCATGGAAGCGGGCCAGCGCGAGTGGAGCATCGATTTCGCTTCGATGGTCCCGGTCAACGCCGGTACGATCCCCACCACCCGAGGCTAAGCCGTGCTGAAGCAGCAGACCTTTGATCTGGCCGACGACGCGGGCGTTACGCACCACTACATGGTGATTCAGCATCCCGGCGGCGAAGCGCTGGAGTTGGCCGCCCACATTGCCGGCTTAGGTCGGGGTGTGGGTGGCGTGCTGGAGGGCCTGAAGCCACTGATCGCTACGGCGCTGGCCGAAGGTGGTGCCGACGCCCAGGTGGACATCACCGCGTTCTCCGGCACCGCGCTGGGCGAAGCGCTGCGCGACGTTGGGGCCGCTGTGTTGGCCGCTGGTGGCGTGGAGCTTGCCACGCGCCTGCTTAAGTACACCGCGCGCGACGGGACGAAGCTTGACACCCGCGTGCCCATTGACGCGGCCTTTCAGGGCAACCTGGGGGAACTGCTCGAGGCCATGTACCTCGTGGCCAAGGCCAACTTTGAGGGGGCCTTCAAGCGCCCTTTGGCCCGCGTGGGGCTCCTCTCTCGCTCCCCGGGGAGCTAGCCCGCTATGCGGACGCCTACGCATCCGAGTTTGCCCACGTTCAGGTCAACTGGCTGCTGTGGCGCCCGGTGAGGGCTGGTTATGCCACGCTATGCGAGGTGGAACAGCACTGGTCGCTCGACGACATCATCGCTGCCAACGCCATTCTGGACGCGGACGACCGCGCGCGGGCGCGGCTCCACATAATGCAAAGGGAGGCCGGACGTGGCAACGGTTCGTGAGCTACTCACCAAGATCGGATTCCAGGTTGACGACAAGGCGCTAAAGGACGCCCAGCAGGCCACCGACGCCTTTGTTTCCAACCTCAAGTCGCTTGCGGTGGTGGCTACGGCTGGCGCGGTGGCGCTGGCGGGTCTGACGGCGCGCGCGGTGGCGCATGGGCAGCAGGCATTTGCCGAGTCGGCGCAGCTTGCCATCACCAAGAAGGGCTACCAGGAACTGGCTTACGTGCAGCGCCTGACGGGCGTCAGCACGTCAACGCTTGTCGAGGGGCTTAGCACGCTCAATGACCAGCTGCGCGCTGCACGCATGGGCAACAGCTACGCCAGCTTTGCCTTTGCTCGGCTTGGTGTGAGCATCCGCGACGCCAACGGCAAGGCTCGGGCCACGCGCGAAATATTCGAGGACGTGGCCACCCAGCTTGCCAAGCTGCCCCCCAGCTACCGCAAGACGGCCTTGGCCACCTCCGTGTTTGGCGGGAGCGCGTCGGCACTGGCGCCAGTGCTGGAGATTGGTGGCGAGAAGCTGCGCGAGATGCGCAACGAAGCGGGGCAGCTTGGGCTCGTGCTGGACGATACGCGGGTCAACTCGCTGGCAGCCACCTCCCGCGAGGCCTCCCGCTTCGTGGCGGTGCTGGACGGCTTGGCCATCCTGGTCGGCTCGGAGTTGGCGCCGGCCATCAAGCCGGTGGTGGACATGCTGGCCGAGTGGGCCAAGCAAAACCGTGAGGTGATCGGGTCCAAGGTGCGCGAGTGGGCGCCTGTCGTGGTGTCCAGCGTGGCCAAGCTGGCCGTGGCGGCGGCAGCAGCGGCGGCTGGGACAGCGGAGCTCGTCAACGCCATGGGCGGGGTGGAGAACGTGGCGGCGCTGGTGGTGGCGCTGACGGGGACGAAGCTGATTCTTGGGCTTCTTGCCGCTGGCAAGGCCGTTTTGGCCTTTGCGGCCACGCTTCAGTTCGCTGGCATTTCGTCACTCGCGGCCTGGGGCTGGTTCATCGCGCTGCCACTGCTCGTTGCAGCAGTGCTGTACGATGTGACGCGCTACTTCATGGGCGCCGAAGACACCATCACGGGGAGCCTGAAAAAGTGGTTTGAGTCCAGCCCCGTCTTCAAGGCGTGGTTTGCCGACATGACCCACGGCGCCGAGGAGTTGTGGGCGGCCCTCATCGATGGCGGAAGCGACGCCATGCTGGCGGTAGATACCATGCTGTCGAACCCCAACAGCAAATGGCGCAAATTCTGGGACCCCATCATCGACGCAGGCGGCTCCCTGATGCTGTGGGCAAGTGAATTCTTCCCAGCCCTTGGCGCCAAGATCGTTGACTGGATTGGCTTGGACAGCGGCGCCATGGGCCTTTGGTGGCGCGACATGAAATCGGCGGTGGAGTGGATGAGCAGCGGCGAACAGTTTGCCCCAGCCGTAGCCGGCCAAGCGGGGCCCGCGCCCACCATCACCAACTTCTCCCAGGCGGCGGCAGTGGCCGAGTCGGCGCGTGTGGTGGAGCAGCGCAACACCACTACCAACAACGTGCGGGTCGAGGGCACGCAAGTCACTTTGACCGGAACCCCCGCCACGATGGCCCCGCAGATTGAGCGCGCCGTAAGTGATGGTACCAGGGACGGCCTGGAAGCCGGTTTGAAGCGCGTTCAGAACACGAGGCGCGAATGACCCAGCCCGTCTCTTTGGTGCGCCAGAATCGCCAGCGAGGGACCGAAATCGGGGATGTGGACGGCGCCCCCTTGTTCACGTTCGACGCCACGCTCGATAGCAACACCACATCCGAGGCCCAGGTAACGACCAACCCGACCGAACGGGGATCGCCGATTGCCGATCATGTGCGGCAAGGGCTGATCTCGCTTGAGCTTGTGGGAATCGTGACGGCAACCCCGCTGGCGGAAGCCGGCTGGGCCACGCGGGATCTGGACCAGTACGCCGCACTGCTGGCGATAAAGCAGGCCGGCGAGTTCCTGACCGTGGTGGCGGGTGGCGAAACCTACCGCAACATGGTCATCAACCGCCTGGCGGCTAAGCGCTCCACTGGCGATGGCCGCAGCGTGGAAGTCACGCTGTCGCTCATCGAAGTACGCGTTGTGGAGGGCCGGACGGTCACCCTGCCGCCTCGCAGGCTGCTTCGTGCGCTCACCGACCGCATTGGCGAGAAGTCCGACGCCGGTGCGGGTAACACGAGCAGCCTGACGCCAGCACAGCAAAACGCCTCCTCATCCCAGGCGAACCGATGATTGTTGCCATTGGCGTGCCCGACATTGCCGACGCCGAGGTACAGGTTGCGCTCGACGACACGCCTTACCGGCTCCGCACCTGGTTCGGCTACCGGGAACAGTGCTGGTTCGCCAGCTTGGCCAGCGGCTCGGGGCAGTCACTGATGGAAGGCGAGCGGCTCACACCCGGCGCCGCCGTGTTTGACCGCGAGGTGACGGGCGCGCCAAACGGGCGCTTCTTTGTCGTTGACACACAAAACAGTCCGCAATCCGCTTCGGGGCGCAACGACTTCGTGACAGGGCGCCTCATTCTCGTTTACGCCTCCGGTGCCGACCTTGACGCGCTCTTCCCGGCTGCGGAAGTGCTGGTGACGGTGCTGTCGTGAGTGGCCAGGTTCTGTTTGACCGCGAGCTCATTGTGCAGGTGGGGCCCTACGGGGGCCAAGGCCGCGAGTGGCGCGACCTGCGCATGGAGTTCGACATCGAGCGCGTGGACGTTGGCGCGCTCTCCTCGGGCACCATCAAGATCTACAACCTGTCGCCCGAGTCGCGCGGCTTCGTGGAGCAGTTCGGCATTTTGCCACAGAAGCGCACTGGCGAGCCCTACCTGATCCCCGGCCAGGTCATCGTCAAGGCTGGCTACAAAGAGGCCGGAGGGGCGCAAACCATTTTCACAGGCCACATTCAGCCCATCGAGGGCGTGACGATTCGGCGGGACATCACCGACATCATCACCGAGATCACGGCGGTAGACGGCGGCGGCTTCGCTTCGCAGAGCGTCACGGCACTACACAGCGCCGCGCCGACCACCACAGCGGACCTGGTGCGCGTGCTGGCGGGCAACATGGGCGTGTCGGTGTCGCCAAGCATCGGTGCGTTGCCGGTGGTGCAATGGCCGCGAGGGTGGAGCTTCACCGGGCCCACGCGCCGGGGGCTCGACGAGTTGTGCCGCGCCATCAATGCCAAGTGGAGCATCCAGGACGGCCTGCTCGTCGTCACCCAGGCCGGCCAGCCCACCACCGAGGCTGCACCGCTCTTGACGCCCGAGACCGGGCTTGTGGGTTCCCCCGAGCGCCTGGACGGCGGGCGGCGAATCCGCTTCACTGCGCTGCTCAATCCGGCTTTGCGCCCGCGCCGGCAGGTCAGAATCAAATCGGTCGGTTTTGACGGAAGTTACATTCTGCAGAAGGTCAGATTCGTGGGAGATAACGGCTACACGCCGCGCTTCCACTGCGTTTGCGAGGGACTGTCCACCCTATGGGCTAACCTGTACCGCACCGACGACGGATTTCGCCAGTGACCACCCGCCAACGCGAACCACAGCCGACCGTGCTGGAGAGCGTGCTGGCGTCGTTTGTGGACGGCCACACCGCCGGCTGGCGCACGGCCTTCGTTGCCCGCGTCGTGGCCTACGATGCTGAGAAGCAACGCGCCACCGTCAGGCCGGTGGGCAAGGACGTGACGCTGGGCGGCGACCCGGTGGCGACGCCGGTGCTGTCGGACGTGCCCGTGCTGTTCCCGCGTGGGAGCAACTTCCACTGCGTGTGGCCGCTGGCTGTTGACGACGATGTGCTGATCGTCTGCGCCGACCGCAGCATCGACGAGTGGATGGCCGGTGGCGCAGTTGACGCGGTGCCGGCAGACCCGCGCCGCTACAGCCTGACCGACGCCGTGGCCATTCCAGGCATTGGCAACAACAACAGCCCGCTTCCCACGGTGGCAGAGGAGGCCCGCTTCTGCTTCGGCAACGCCCGGGTGTCCGTGTTCAATTCGGGACGCGTGGTTGTCACCAACGGCCTTGAAAGCCTGTTCCCGTTGCTTGCGGAACTGGCCGACCTCTTCAACCCGAGCAGCGGGCCCTTCGTCGAGGTGGGAAGCGGGCTGGTGGTGCCCGGAAAGGCCGCGATTTTTGAGCTTCTGCGTCAAGCCTTTGACAAGTTCGAGAACCCTTGATGGCCCTGGACATTGCACTCAACCCCCTGACTGGCGAGCTGCTCTACAGCGCCGGACGCTTGTCCACGGTGACAGGCGGGAGTCTTGTGGCGCAGCGGGCCCGCATTGCCATCGGCACCCAGCGCGGCGAGTGGGCGCTCGACACCGATCACGGCGTGGACTACCGGGGCATTGCCCTCAACAAGGCCGCGCCTTTCGTGCTGGAGGCCAGCATTCGCGCCGTACTAGTCAGCCGACCGGGTGCCAAGCGGGTGGTCAGTCTGCTCGTCACCCGTCCCGACCCCGCTAGCCGCGACGTGGCCGTGGCCTTTGAACTGCTGGCCACCGATGGCGAAACGGTCGCCGGGAGCCTGGAGTAAGCCATGCCCTTCGGACTCACTTCAACCGGCTTCGTTCCCAAGCGCCAAGCCGACATTCAGGCGGAGCTCATCGCCAGCCTGCGGGCCTCGCCGGCTTTCGGGCCCGAGGCGGACTTTGCCGCCGACACGGTGCTGGGCAACCTGGTGCTGGCCTACTCGCTGGAGCTCGCCCAGGTCTGGGAGCTGGGGCAGTCGCTGTACAGCTCCATGTCGCTCAATGCCTCGGGCGCGGCGCTCGACAACGTGCTGAGCATGATGGGTGTGGAGCGCCTCAGCGCCACCAAGGCGCGCGGCGTGGTGCGCTGCTACGGCACCAACACCACGGTCATTCCGCCGGCTGCCGAGCCCCCCACTTCGGGCGGCGTGTTCCAGCGCCTAAGCGACGGCGCGCGCTTTCTGGTGCTGCCCAAGTCTGATGGCACTGACTGGACCATCGCATCGGGCTACGTTGACGTGAACGTGGAGGCCGAACTGGCCGGCGCGCTCACGGTGGACAACGAGCAGATCGGCGGCGACACCGGCGAGGCGGCCCGCACTGCCTGCATTGTGTACGCCATCCCCGGACTGGACGGCGTGTGGAATCCGGCCACCGAGAGCGGCAAGCCGAACTTGCAGCCCTTTGTGTCGGGCACCGATGTGGAGACGGACGCGGCCATGCGGCGCCGGGCCATTGAGGACACCAAGGGCCTCGGCAGCAGCACCGATCAGGCCATTCGGCGCCGGGTCATTCAGAGCACCACGCCCGACGGCGAGAGCTTTTTGACGGCTTGCAACGTCCACTCCAACCGCACGCTGACGGCGGAAGGCAGCGGGCAGCCGGGCAAGAGCTTCTGGGTGGTCGTGTGGCCCAATGCCCTGAGCGCCGAGCAGCAACAGGCCATTCTGGAAGCCATTTGGGGCACCATGCCGGCGGGCATCGAGCCCTGGCCGGGCCCCGCAGGCCCCGATCGAATTGAAGGCACGGTTACCGACGAGAGCGGGCAGTCGCAAAGCATTGGCTTTAGCTACGCCACCGAGATGTTCGCTTACCTGCGCGTGCAGGTGGTGACAGACGCCCTCTTGTGGCCAGCCACCGGGGCGCAGGACGTGCGCGACGCCATTGCCGCCTACGGCGAGGGGCTAAGCGTGGGCGACGACGTGCTGTCGAGCGATCTGATTGCCGCCGTGGCTGCGGTGCCAGGCGTGCGCGATGTGAAGTTGCAGCTGCGCCTGTCGGCCTCCGACGCCGAGGTCATTGCCACCTACATCGCCACGGGCACCTGGCCGTCCTACATTGCCAGCGTTACGGTTGCCACCAACGAGATCCCGCGCTTTGCGGCCACCAGCGGGCGCATTGCGGTGGAGGTGAGCTAATGCCGGAAGCCATCGCGCACATCACCGACTTTGCCACCACCGTGCCGGGCTGGCAGGTGACGCTGGTGCGGCAGGTGGCAGGCATTGCGGCCTTGAACGCGGCGATGGCCGAGCAGATCCAGGACGCCGAGAATGCCCTGTGGGACGTGTACGTCAACGGACGCCTGGAGAATGCCACTGGGGCAGCGCTGGACCGCTACGGGGCGCTGATTGGCGAGACGCGCGGGGGCCTGGGGGACGATGAATTCCGCGCCGTGGTCCGCGCCTTTCTGGTGGCGCGCTCCTCGCAAGGCCACCCCGACACCATTCTGCGCGTGGCCATCGCGCTTGCTGGAATCGCCACCGACGGCACCTGGCGCTACTGGCCCATCTACCCCGCCGGCTTTGAGGTGCAGTTTGGCACCGACGGCATTCTGGACAGCGCCACCCGCTCGCGCGTGCGCCGTGCGGTGGAAACGGCCACGCCAGCGGGTGTTGCCGTGGTGGGCATTGCCATTTGGGAGTTGAGCTTCGTGTTCGGCTTCGCGGAAGACGCGAGCGCCGGACTTACCACGCCGGCTTGGGTAGCCGGTTTTGACGACGGGCCCCTTGCAGAGGGGATCTAATCATGGCCGCACCGACACCACAGCCCGCAGAAGCGCAGCCCACCTGGGCCGAAAGCGCCAGCGGAAGCAGCAACATCGATGAGCCCGGCGCGCCCAAGAAGGCCGGGGGCTGGCTGTACCAGGAAGTGCCGCCGCGCAACTGGTTCAACTGGCTGCTGCGCAACTTTGGACGCTGGGATCGCTGGAACACCACGCGCCTGGCAGAGATCGCCGAGGAGGGTGACGCGCAGCGGGGTAGCGAGCTTGTGGGCGGCTCGGCGGCGGTCATTGCCCCCAACAGCCCCCACAACATCAGTGTGACCAGCGGCACCATGCGGGAGCAGGTGATTGAGCAGGCCACGCAGCTTGCCGAGCACGTCAATGGCACCGAGTCCCGGCACACCGCCGGCATGGTGGACTTTGACGGCACGGGCACCAACTACCTGACGGCTGCCACCGAGGTGAACACGGCATTGGACACGCTGGACACCAGCCTGAACAACGAAGCCGACGCGAGAGCGACCGTTGCCAGCGACCTGGAGGACCACGCCGACGGCACCGACACCGCCGTGTACGAGGTGCTGATTCTGCCGCAGGAGGCCACCGTCACCACGGGCACCGTCACCATGCGCAGCGAGGGTGCTTCGGCCCCGACCTTGAACAACCCCGCAGAGCCGGGCTACCTGGACAACACGGTCGATGGCACGGTGCGCATTGTGTACCCCATCCATGTTCCGGTGGGCGCCATCATCAACTGGTGGAAACTCTACGGCGCCATTCGGGACACGGGTAGCTCGGAAATCTACCGCATGGGTCTGTACGAGCTCGACATCGCCGACGCGCCGGGCACCGCCGGAAGCGCCGTGGGCACCACGATTGACAACTACAATCTGCCAAGCACTCGCACGTGGCCCGGGAACTTGAAGGTCAATTCCGTAGGTACGCCTGACCCTAGCTACGTTGGGCCCTTCACCGACGATACGGTTGCCACGGTCAGCGCGGGCAGCCGCACCAAGACCACCACCAACCGTTTTGTGTTGATCGTGTCGGGCACTTTCGCGGCGACTTCGGGCAGCACCTACACGGCCTTTGGGCCGCTTCTGGTCAACTACACCAAGCCCCTGCACGCCTAAGGTCAGCAGATGATGGGTTGTCGCCTAAGGACAAACGCGAGCGGATGGTGGAAGGCGGTCTATGCACTCCCAGCCGCTACCATCGGCCTTAAGGCGACAACCATATTCGTCCTCTGGCTGTTGGGGGTAGTTGGAGGGCTGATTGCCACCGATCTTTGCCCAGGTAACGCTACCGGGGTACACGCGCACCTCGCGGCTTGTGAACTGGTAGGCGCGGCCCCCGTGGTAGGCGCTGGCCACAATGCGCCACACGCCGGCTTCGTGATCCACGCTGGCAAAGGTGCCGTCTTCGTTGGTAAAGGGCTGGGTGACGTTGGGGAGCAAGTTGTCGGGATTGGCGTTGAAATACACCACTCTGAAGCGCTCGCCGACCACGCCCACGCTGCCGCCCTTGATGCGCAATCCGTTGCAGTCGCGCAGGGTGCCCGCCAACATGCCACGCTCGGCGTCAATACCCGAGGCCAGCCCGGCGGTGGTGGGAATGAGGTTGTAGCTAGGCTTGGAGATCACATTGATCTCCAGGCGGTAGCCGTCTTTTTGCGTGCCCCTGTCGGCGGTAACCGCGTCGTCGGGCTTGATGTAGATGTTGTACTGGTAGGTGTCACGCACCGGGGCGCCGCTGCTAGCGGCGGTGGCCTTGAAGATCAAACGCCGGCCCGTGGGAATGCTGGGCCGGCCACTCTCAATGCCCTCAAAGAAAACGTAGCAGCGGGTGTACGGCTGGCCATCGCGCAGGTGATTCCACTCGTGGACTGCACTACCACGCAGCCATCCGTCGCGGCCGGCGCAGTCGGGTACCGTGGCGGGCCGCAGATGGTTGCTGGAGCAGTCCAGGTTAGTCGGGTTGCCGGCCCCGTCCCGCTCGGTGAACAGGTCCACGTATGTCTGTCCACAGGCTGCCTCAAAACCGAAAAAGCGGATGTAGCCCAGAAGGTTTGTGGGCGACGTGCTGCTGTCGATCTCCTCGAAGTCGGGGCCGTCAAAGCAAGCGCTGCTACTGGCGGAGGCGTTGCAGACATGCAGGCTCTTGTCCCACTTCTGCTTGCCGTCGATTGTGTTCCATTCCTCCTGGTCGCGGTAAACCTTCATGGTCTGCGCGCTGGGGGGCTCGCGATAGCAGACGCCGGCTTCGGCACCAGCATCGGCGCACTTCTCGCCGCTACGGCAGTCGTTGTCGATCCAGCAAGCACCGCGTCCGGTCAGTTCAATCTCGATCTCCGCTTCTTCTTCGTTCATTTCGCCTTCGGGCTCGTCGTCGGGCAATTCGACCAGATCGATGGCTTCGACAACATCCTCCAGTTCGGCGACATCGACTACCTCGGTGACATCATCATCGACCTCATTCTCCTCAAGCGGAATGGGCTCGGTTTCCGAGTTGACATCGATGTCGTCAACGTCGTCGGTTTGCGCCTCGGCTTCGTCCAGGTCGGCCAGCACGCCGGGTGGTACATAGGCTTGGGTGCCACCACAGGCGGCGGCCAGCAGCAACAGGGCAAGCAGGGGGGCGTGCGTCATGATGTGTGTGGTAGCAAGGAGGGGCAAAGGCGCCCCGCCGCCACGATAACCCGCGCGCACCGGCGCGCAATAGCTTGGGGGGCGCGATGATCCCCAACTTCGGCCCCAGCTTCCACCTGGAGGGCGACACGACCATGCGCCTTGTACCCGTGGCCCGCGAAGGCCGGGCCATCTTCTGGGTGCGGCTTCGTGGCGTGCCGGTGGAAGCGCCTGACGAGCTCACTGACGCGATCGCGCTGCGCATCGCCAACAACGCCGACCAAGTGTGCGGCCCCATCACGCCTTTCGATGCCACCTGGAACTGGACCCCGCGTGACCTCTTCGCCCACCTGATCGGAGCCCACGGATGAGCCCTGAAATGATCGGCCTGCTGAAAGAGGGTGGCCCTTTGGTGGTCTTCACGGTCTTCTGGTTCGTGGCCATCAAGCCACAGCTTGAGGCGTTCCGCCAAGAGATCCGCGACCTGCGTGACGCCATCACGAAGCGACATGAGGAGTCCGACAGAAAGCAGGCCGCCATCGAGGACCGGCTTGAGCTGCACTGGCGACACATTGCCGTGCTACACGGCCAAGGTCGTCATCACGCGGACCCAGCATCCACCGCCCGCCTTGCCGCATTGGATACGCCATGAGCGAGACCCTGCGAACCCTGTTCTACGTGCCCCAGGCCCACCTCTCGCCGGCCAAGGGCAGCCCCTTCGGCGCCGGAGCCAGCGCCCGGGCTTACCCGTGTGGCGCGCCGCTGTGGCCCCCCGGTGGCCCTAAGCCACAGCTGGTGCTGCGCTACCTGGACGTGGAGAACGCTCCCCGCTACCGACGCGCCGGCAGCACGACCTACTGCAACATCTACGCGCACGACTTCCTGCACCTGCTGGGGCTGTACATCCCGCGCGTGTGGTGGATCAAGCCGACCCGGGCCGCCGAGGGTGACGAGCCCGTCATCTACGGCACCACCGTGCGCGAGCTCAACGCCAACGCCCTGAGTGACTGGGCCGTGGAGTGGGCCGCGCACTTCGGCTGGGTCGAGGCCGACGAAGCCACGGTGCAGGCACAGGTGGACGCCAGCGGCAAGCCCGGCTTCGTGGTGGCGCGCGCCCCCGGGCGTGTGGGCCACATCGCCATCATCCTGCCCACCGCCTGCGCGCCGCTGGTGGCAGGCCCGGGCCCTTTGCAAAGCCAGGCCGGCGCGCGCAACCGCCAGGTCTTCCGCGAGCGCTGGTACGCCAACGCCCGTCACGGTTACGACCGCGTGCGCTTCTACTTCCACCCCACCCCGAAATCGCCATGAATCAGCCCACCAC